GTGGTATGAGTGAGACGTATATTAAGGACGAGGGTATAGTAAAGGAAGTCCTTGATTTTTGGATTAAAGATTCTGGTGAATGGAAACAAGTACAGAATGCCTGGTTAAAGGATTCTGGGGAGTGGAATCTTGTATTTGCACAGGATACTTTAAGTGTAGAATATCTTGTAGTTGCTGGTGGTGGGGGAGGATCATCAAACAACTCGGGATATGACCCTGCTGGAGGTGGGGGTGGAGGAGGTGGATTCAGGACTAATGTTCCTGGGTCTATTTCTGGTCGTAACTCGGATCCTGAGGCTGGGTTAAAGTTAGAGGTCGGAGTTGCTCATACGATTACTGTAGGTGGTGGAGGAGCAGCTGGTAATAATGGTGCCTATGGGGGTAATGGTGGTAATAGTCAATTAGGTGGTATTGTATCCATTGGTGGGGGTGGTGGTTCTGCCGTCGGTGGTACTGGACGCAATGGTGGTTGCGGTGGTGGTGCTGGAGGTGGTGGTTCTGCTTCTAATGGTGGTAATGGAACCGCTGGACAAGGTTTTGATGGTAATGATCACAATCCTCCTTCTGGTAACTCTGGATCTGGTGGAGGTGGTGCAGGACAAGCTTCGGTAAACCTTCGTTCGACTGGTAGTAATGGATTACCTTCTAGCATTACTGGTGAAGAGGTTTATTATTCTGGAGGAGGTGGATCTTACTTTGGTCAAGGTGGACTTGGAGGAGGTGGTAGAGGTGGAGTAAATGGTTGCGGCACCGCTGGTGAAACCAACACTGGAGGTGGTGGAGGTGGATCTGGTAACGTCGGTGCTGGTGGTGGAGGACAACGTTGTGGTAGACCAGGTGGTTCTGGTATTGTTATTATGAAAGTACCTTCACTGTATACTGCTACCTTTAGTGGTTCATTAACCGTAGAGACAATACCTTCTGGTGGATTTAACATTTACAAGATTACAGGTGGTAGTTCTGCCACTGGAGTAACGTTTACTTTATAAGATTATGGCACATTACGCACAGTTAGATGAGAACAATATTGTCATTAATATTTTCTCTGGAAAAGATGAAAATCCAGATGTAGACTGGGAGGAAGTATACTCTCGTGAAAATAATATTACATGTAAAAGAACAAGTATGAATACTACAGAAGGTACTCATATACATGGTAAAGAACCATTCAGAATGAACTATGCCGTTATTGGTGGAATCTATGATGAAAGTCGTGATGCATTCATTCCACCCAAACCATTTGATAGTTGGATCTTAGATGAAGAGAAATGTACATGGAAAGCACCAATCGAATATCCTGGTGATGGACAGTACATATGGGACGAACCGAACTTATCTTGGTTACAACTTGATTTGACAGGAGATATATAATCTGTTAGAATACTGATGTAGATTTTCTAGGTTATGGCTAAAGGATTCACAGTAAAAGCAAAAGCACCAGAAAAGCCCGCTGCACAACAGGGTGAATGGGACTACGAAAAGGCAAAAGAAATGATCAGGGGCAAGTCTATTGTCTTCTGTATGCCTGGTCGTGGATGTTCTTATCAATTCCTGAAATCATTCACTCAAATGTGTTTTGATTTGGTCGGAGCTGGTGCTCAGATTCAGATTTCACAAGACTATAGTTCCATGGTGAACTTTGCTCGGTGTAAGTGCCTTGGAGCAAATGTTCTTCGTGGACCCAATCAGATTCCCTGGGATGGGAAACTGAAGTATGATTATCAACTTTGGATTGACTCGGATATTGTCTTCAATACCGAAAAGTTCTATCAACTCGTTCTGATGGATACCGAGATTGCCTGTGGTTGGTATCTGACGGAAGATGGCACGACTACTTCCGTTGCTCACTGGCTTGAAGAAGATGACTTCAAGAACAACGGTGGTGTCATGAACCATGAAACTGGTGATACCATGTCAAAACGTCGTAAACCCTTCACCGTTGATTACACTGGTTTCGGTTGGGTTCTGATCAAGCACGGTGTGTTTGAGAATCCCAAGATCGAGTATCCCTGGTTTGCTCCTAAGATGCAACGCTTCAATAGTGGTGAAGTTCAGGACATGTGTGGTGAGGACGTGTCATTCTGTCTGGATGCCATTGATGCAGGTTATGAGATCGTGTGCGATCCTCGCATTCGTGTCGGTCACGAGAAAACTCGTGTGATCTGATGACAAAAGCACCTCGGACGTTGTATAATATCATGTGTCGGGGTTCTGTGCTCCTCAGCAATTTACCTGAGGAGCAATTTTTCGACGAAATGGAGAGTCTGGCACAGTCTTACTATAGCACTGGTGTTCCAGACCCCTCTGAAATCTCTTTTGAAACTATTGAGGACAATGGCAGTACGTAGCAAAATCGGCATCTCTGGCATCAAGTTCGAGGCTGGTAAACCCAAGTGTACCCGTCAGGGCAATTCTAAGAATACTAAATACGCCGCAACGTCTCGTAACTCGGCACGTAAGAAGTATCGGGGTCAAGGTAAGGGTTGATGAATGATGTAGAGGAGCACATTAAACGTTGGATTAAGAATATTTCTACAATCCGACCTGAGTTAGGCAATTTTTCGGTCTGCCCTTTCTCCTCTACAGCAACCTATAAGATAATTCACTCCAACATTGACGATATCATGCCTGTAAATGGGTGTGATGTCGTCATTTTTGTTGTTGAGGATTACCTAAGTGTTGATGCGATTCAATTTTGGTGCGATTTTTACGATAAAAAATACACTGACTACATATTTTTAGAGGATTGTGCCTATACTGACTTCCACATTAATGGAATTAAGACAAATAATGGTAAGTACAACCTTGTTTTATGCCAAAAAAAGAAGAAATTACAAGAGTCTAGGAAAATTTTATCAAAATCTGGGTATTATGATCACTGGAGTGATGAAATGGTGACTGAAATACTTGGTGAAGATCAAAATATTGTCAAAAAAACGGGATAGCAACCCCGTAAAAAGTTCTGTTCACCCTTTTTAGGAGAAAACAGATGACAAGACAACCTTATCCAGACAGAGATCCCGATTATATGGAGTCAATGTGGGGTACAAGGGGCTTGATCACCGATTACTGGACTAAACCTATGAAAAAACAAGAAGATAACCTGTTGAGAGAGGTCGTTGGGGACCATGTTCATGACCTAAAACGTCAAACTGTGCTTCATGAAGAGATTCGTAACGACGAAGACTATGATGATTGGGAATATGGAACTGAACCAAGTTATGGAAAACCTAATAAATAGGTTTACGGTCTAAAATCATGCCTTTTCATGGCTTCAACCAAAGTATCAAGGGCATTTAAGGACATTTCTTTGTCCTTTATGCCCCATCCAATTACAAAAGACCTCCCCGTGCTTGTAAATGAGCGTGCAATAGCACGTTCGGTGCGGAATTTAGTAGAAACTATCCCCACGGAGAGGTTTTTTAACCCATTTTTGGGTTCGGATGTCAGAGATACTCTATTTGATTTTTGCGATTATGGTACTGCTAGCATTATTGCGAATCAAATTGAAGAAACTATCATAAATTATGAACCTAGAGTCGGTAATTTGAATGTCGTTGTCCTACCACGACCTGATGATAATACTTTTGAGGTAACAATAGCATTTGATATCGTTGGACAAGACTTACCACCACAAAATATCTCCTTCATACTTGAGGTCACGAGATAAATGCCATTAACTAAGTTTACAGATTTAGATTTTGATCAGATTAAGGCTTCTATCAAGTCTTATCTGAGAGCAAACTCGAATTTTACCGACTTTGACTTTGAGGGGTCAAATTTTGCTGTCCTTATTGATACTCTAGCATACAATACTTATATTACAGCATTTAACTCCAATATGGTAGTTAATGAGTCATTTATTGACTCTGCTACTTTGAGGGAAAATGTGGTTTCTCTTGCTAGAAACATTGGATATGTACCCAGATCAAGAAAATCAGCACAAGCTCAGATAAGTTTTAATATTCAGTACACTGGAACAAGCCCAACAGTAACTTTAAGCAAAGGTTTGGTTTGTGTCGGTGCCGTAGACAATAGTTCTGTCGTATTTTCTATTCCAGAAGACATTACCACAACCTCATCTTTGATTGGTGCTGATGTCAACGGAAATGGACCTAGAAGGGCATCGTTTAGTAACATCGATGTCTATGAGGGGACACTACTTGCAAGGTCCTTCCAGGTCAATGGATCGGTCGATCAAAGATTTATTCTAGACAACCCAGGAATCGATACAAGTTCCATTAGAGTAACTGTTCGAGGACCACAGGAAACCGTAGGAAGAGAATATAGACAGATTGAAAATATTATTAACGTAACATCACTTTCCGAAATTTACCTTATTCAAGAAGTAACTGATGAAAGGTATGAACTTTTGTTTGGTGATGGTATTTTTGGCAAAAAACTAGAAAATGAGTCTGTAATTGAAGTAAGTTACATTGTATGTGACGGATCCCGCGGAAATGGATCCAGAGTCTTCTCTTTTGCTGGTTCTGTGGAAAATAGCACTGGTATTACCTTTTTACCAACAAATACAGTAACTATAACAACAAATCAGTCTGCCACTAACGGTTCTGATATTGAACCAATCGAATCTGTAAAGTATTATGCTCCTAGATTGTACTCTTCTCAGTATAGAGCAGTAACTTCTAAAGATTACGAGGCAATTGTACAAAGAATTTACCCAGATACGGAATCTGTATCTGTTGTTGGTGGTGAAGAGTTAGATCCACCAGAATTTGGAACCGTTGTATTGAGTATTAAGCCAAAGAACGGTACTTTCTTATCAGATTTTACCAAAGCACAAATTCTCAGTGATTTGAAGCAATATTCCGTTGCTGGAGTGAATCAAAGAATTGAAGACCTCAAACTTCTTTACATTGAACTCTATTCAAACGTATTTTACAATGCAAGTCAAGTATCTGATGCTAAACAACTCAAGTCTGATGTTATTTCAAGTTTAAACACATATTCAGACTCCATTGACCTTAACACTTTTGGTGGAAGATTCAAATACAGCAAAGCAGTAAAAATCATCGATGATACGAATACTGCTATTACATCAAATATTACCAGAGTGGTCATTAGAAGGGACCTGAAGGCACTTGTAAACCAATATACTCAGTATGAGATATGTTATGGAAATAAGTTCCACGTGGTCTCTGAGGGATACAATATTAAGAGCACTGGATTCACTGTAGAGGGTTCTTCGGACCTTCTCTATTTTACAGACGTTCCAAATGCCGATATGCAGAGTGGTGCTATCGCAATTGTAAAAGAATCTGACTCTGGTCCCGTCGTCATTGTACCTGCGGCTGGTACGATTGACTATGTAAAAGGTGAAATTATTATCAACACTGTTAATATTACGTCTACGGTAAAAGAAAATCAAATCATTGAGATTCAAGCAGTTCCAGAGTCTAATGACGTAATTGGTCTCAAAGACTTGTATTTGCAATTGGATATCTCCAATAGCACCATAAATATGGCAAGAGACACTATTACATCTGGTGAACAAATCTCGGGGGTTGGATTCCCTGTCGCATCCAGTTATACCAACGGACAATTAAGTAGGAAATGATAAACACTAATTCTGTCTTTGATTCCAGAGTTAAGATTCAACAAGTTGTAGACAATCAACTTCCAGAATTCATTAAAGACGAGAATCCACTTGTTGTGGATTTTCTGAGATCTTATTACACGTCTCAAGAATTTGCTGGTGGTCCAGTCGATATTGCTGAGAATATTGATCAGTACCTGAAACTGGATAGTCTGACACCAGATGTGATTGCTGGTATGTCCACAGTGACATCTGGCATTTCCACAACAGATACAGAAATCTTTGTTACTAATACAAAAGGATTTCCGCAAGAATATGGATTAATCAAGTTAAATAATGAAATTATTACATATACTGGAGTAACAACTAATTCCTTTACAGGATGTGTGCGCGGATTTTCTGGCATTACATCATATCATGCCCCCAATAATCCTGAAGAATTAGTATTTTCCGAATCTGAAGCAGAAACTCACGCAGAGGGAGTATCTGTACAGAATTTAAGTGCTCTCTTTCTTAAAGAATTTTATAACAAACTCAAAAAACTATACACACCTGGATTAGAAAATACGCAACTTGCTCCTAGTCTAGACGTAAATAACTTTATTAAAGAATCTAGAAGTTTATATGAGAGTAAAGGTACGGAAGAATCTATCAAAATTCTTCTGAAAGTTCTGTATGGTGTAGATTCTAAAGTAATCGATCTTGAACAGTTTCTAGCAAAACCTTCTTATGCGGAATATGTTCGTAGAGAGGTTATTGTTGCTAAACTGATCAGTGGCAATCCCGCTCTTATTTCTGGCACAACACTATTCCAAGATGCTCAACCACTGAATAAGA